CTACTAACGCTGCTACTTACGATGCTACTAACGCTGCTACTTACGATGCAAAGCAATGTTTCACTTTGGCTGGTGAAGGGGGTATACGGTGCGCTAAGAGCTGGGGCAGAGCTTATCAAGGAGGAAATATGTGGGCTGGATGGGTTTCTTATCTAGCAGCTTTTCGGGACGTTTTAGGGCTGGATTTGCCTGAACATAAAAAATTTAAACACTATGAAGATGCGGCTAGGCATGGTGGGTTTAGAGTGATGCATGAGGAATTTTGCATTGTTAGTGACTTTCCTGAGTTTATTAAAATTGATGATGGAAACAGGCCACATTGTGAAAATGGACCAAGTCACAAATGGCGTGATGGGTGGGCGCTTTATCATTGGCATGGTGTAAAAGTACCTAAAGAGTGGATATTAAACAGTGAAAAACTAACAGCTATTGAAGTGCTTAAAACAGAAGACGTTGAACAGCGTGCGGCAGGTTGTGAGATTGTTGGATGGGAAAAGATTGAAAAAGAACTTGGCGCAAAAATAATTAACGATAGTGGCAGTGATGACATTGGAAAATTAATAGAAATGCAATTGCCTGAGCTTTCCAATTCTGGACTGTTTTTAAAAGCGTGGTGTCCACGGAATGGGTGGATTTATGAAGGCGTGCCCCATGTGTCTGATGTCGATCAACTACCAATTGATACAGCACTTAAAGCGCAAGCATGGCGAATTGGTGATAGACAAGATGAGTATGTACACCCAACAGTAAGAACTTAACCAAAGGAGAAATATCATGAAAATTAACGAAGCAATAGCACAAGGCGAAGTTTACATTAAACGCATAGCAGATATGCCTGATACAGAAGGTTGTAAGGCTGTAGAAAAGACAGCGAAAGGCTACATACTTGCTCATTCTGAAAGTGGACATCATCACTTATTAACAGGCGGTGAGGTATTGGAGCGCCCTGTTAAATCAGAAGCGTCACAAAGGTTTATTGCAAAATTAACACAGACTGAAGAGGTTATACAAGATGCAAGCTCACCGCATGGTAAACATACGTTGCCAGCAGGTATTTACGACATTCGCATTAGTCGTGAGTATAACCCATTCTTAGAAGAGGCTCGGAAAGTAGCTGATTAGCTATGACTAAAGACATAGAGAAAATAGCGGTTGAGTGTGGCTTTAGAGGCTATTAGACTAGATGAAACTGTGTCCCAAATCAAGGACACAATCACTAAATCACAACTTTAAATATCACCTCTTGTTCATGCGCTTTTGATGCTGATTTAGTGTTGTACGTTTCTAGCTGCTTAGTAATCGCATAGCCATCATAACTATCTGCGTTTTGTAAATCAACTTTTACCCCATCAAATCCACCACCTTCATGCATGATGTAGATATTCTGACTAGCGCGACCAGTTAAGTTTAAAGCATCTTCTGCGTAGGCGTTAGAACCTACTAATGATGACGATCGAGCATAAGAACTTAAACTTTCCATATCAGCAAAATCACCAATACAAACTACTACATCAGGCTTTTTTGCTACCATGTAATTACCGATAGCTTTTAGATAAGTAAAATCAACATCAGGCTTAGCCTGTATGTCAGGTATAAACATATGAGTTGTCAAAGCAAGCCCTTTATTTTTCAGCACACCCAAAAGTATTGCAAACATTGTCAACCCATGCTGAGCAAGTGTTGAAATCGCTAGTCGTTACTGCTGTTGCTCGTTCAATAGTTCGTATGTAAGAATCGGTTGTGTCACGCTCTGTCCCGCTTTCGGTATATTCGGGCGTGTTGGTAATGTCGGACATTCCACCGCTACTAGCTTTGGTGCTGTCGCGCAACTTGTTAGCAGTAGCAACCCGCATATCGTTAAGTTTTTTAGCATAAGATTTTTCCAGTTGAGATTTAAGATTGTCACGGTCTGATTGTGATTTGATGTTGAGTTTAGCTAATTCGGCTTTGTGCTTTTCACTTTCAATATCAGCATCAACCTGTGCTTGTTGCTCTAACTCACGATTATTTTCATTTAATATGCTTGCGTAGTCTTGATATGCCTTAATTTCAATAGCCAATTGTGCGTTAGATGCGCTTAGGCTTGCGTTATCAATGCGTAGCGCACGAACGTATAACAGCCCTATAACTACTATTGCCAGCACTGAAATAACGCGCCAATGAGTAGATATAAATTTCAATATTGATGGAATAGCAGTTAAGAATGAACTAACCCAGCTTTTTAATGCGAACATGATCGCGGTAAACATAATCAACTCTCGTTATATGACAAATCAGCCGTTAAGCTAATCCGTGGTAAAGGTAATCTATCCATCCAGTAGCCAGTCGGTAATCGGTAGCCTAATATCCTATATTCGGCAAAAGGTGCAATACTCACTTTATTGGCTTGATTACCACCTAATACCAATAATTGCCCTGCATAATCACGACCTACCACAAAGCCCACATGACCACCACCAGTGCAATAGCAAGGCCAGCAGTCGCGTATGACTTGATTGATAAGCCAAACATTACACACCCCCATTATTTTGCAAGCCTGATAAACACATGGATCTTTCTGCTTCTCTTCTGTTAACCAGGCCCTGCACTCGCTTACCTTTCACGTATGTCCATCTCTTTAATTCATTACACGATCCAATGTCATCGCCTGCGTTAAACTTCTTGACTAATGTTGAGTTGCAGAAAGCGGTAACACCTACGTTATAACTAAATTTAACGTAAGCATCATATTGCCCTTGGGTTAATGGCCTAGTGGTGCATTCTATTACGGCCTTTTCAAACCTAGCTAAATTGTTACTAAGTCTATCCAGCGCAGCAGGAACAGTCACTTTTTTGTTGGGTTGTACGGCAACAGTATTACCAAACCCATCAGTCCATATACCGCCAACGTCTTGATAAGGATTACTCTCGAAACCTTCCCATGATGCTAGTGCGATTAAACCTGCTGCCGAAAAAGCCACCGCCCCTCTAGCAATGCTATTCATTATTTATGTTCCATCCGTCTAAAATGCGCTACCCTGTCTTTTCTTTCTAACAATTTAAACACCCAAGAAATAATTAATCCTACAACAGCTACTATCGCACCAGTTATTGCCGCAAACTCATTAGCAGTAAGACCAAATATGATAGCCGCCCCTGAACCTCCGTAAGTGGCTGTGTGTGCGATAGTAGCTATGGCTTCGTGTGGAGTTGTCATTTTGTTTTTTCTTTAATTTAAGTTATGTTTTAATCATTCGGATTATCCAAGCATTAGGGTCAAACTCCCACCATTTCTCATGGTTATCCCAATTTCTAGGGTTGTTATGGTGATTGTTATGCCAACCTTCCCCTAAAGTAATTAAACTCGCAATCCAACTATTCCTAGCTTCATCCACCCCTAAGTCGTGTGTTTTATAACCATGTCTATGAGCCATGACAATAATTGCGCTAGTACTATGTAAACATAAACAAGCGGGTATCGCATACGCAAATATAACTAGGTAAGGGTCGATTAGTGCGAGGCCTATACAGTAGGATGCAATTATCCAAAAGTAATACTTATGCAGCATCTTTTGGAAACTCTCTTTTCTAATATCTCCACTTAACCTCAAGTCTAACTGCTTGATATTCCAAAACCCAAACCACGCTTTAAAGTTTCCCAGTAAGTAAGGACTATGAGGGTCTGCTTTCGTTTCGGCTGCCATGTGGTGCATCCTGTGCAGTGTTACCCATGCAAGTGGACTTCCTACCGAAGTCAGCACCCCTATCACACTCAAACATTTTCTTATCCAGCCTTTGGTATTAAAACTCCTATGTGCTAACAGCCTGTGATACCCAATGTTTATCCCAAGCACACCCATTGTCCAGTAACTTAATAAGGCTATTAAGGCGTACACATATAAACCGCTGTACACCACATAAGCAATGCCTAACAAACCAACTAAGTGATTAACTACCTGCAATGACCGCACTCCTGTATTGTGAGTCATGTTGTTGCCTTTGAAATATACTTGCAGAGGTGACCTGAGATGTCATACTTACCCTGAATTAACTGGCTAGTGTCATGGTGATGGGAGTTCTGGTAACTCTCACCGAATGTTAGTATATTCAGTATATGGCTATCTCTACTATCATCGTCTATATCGTAAGTCTTTTCTCCAACAATGTGACCCAATACTCCAGTAACCTGTAAAGAGAAGAACGACATTGCCGCAGGTAAAGCCCAAGCCCATATAACCAATTCTGGGTTTATTAAATATAGTATTCCCGCGTAAGCAGTTAGCAACCAAAAATAGTAAACGTGGGCAAACTTATGTGCCTTGCTTCTCAACAACGACACATAAAACTTAGCAGGTATAACTTTATCCCAAGGAGCAAACATCCATACGTAGAATATATTTTTACCATGAGGATAATAAGGGTCTTCACCCTCTGTATCTGATTTTGCATGATGTAATCTATGTTGACCACACCAACTGATTGAGCTGCCAGTGCTTGCTATAGTTCCAAAAAACAAGAGTAAAATTTCCCAAAACTTATTTGTCTTAAATGTATTATGACAAAATAATCTATGAAAACCAGCGGATAAACTTAAATTCATTAATGCCCAAACACCAACCGCAGTAAATAATCCCCACCACGAAAAGAACAAACCCGCCCCAGCGACACCAACAATGTTTGTTATTAGTAATGTAAATTTAACTTTTTGAAAAGTATTCACACTAAACCTGATATAAAATTGCTATAACAGCATCAGATACACCAGCACTAACTGTTACTGTGTCAGTGTTTTGGAAATGAATAATTCTATGCTGTTCATATAAGATCCCACTAACAGTGACACCCTCGTCTGCAAGGAAAATTCTTTTACCTTGTAGGTTATTAATAGTTATGGTATCACCAGCTTTTACGTCTACCACTTCACCCGTCCACTCTGCTACTGTGTCTAATGACATAATACAGTAAAAAATAGTGTCGTCTTTAACTGTGGCGATGTTAACGATTTTATCGTGCAAATCCCCAAGTTCTGGGTTGGGCGCGTAGAATCTAGTAGCTCTATCAAAGGTAGCTCTCAACTCCATGTCTGAGTTGTATATTCCTACTTCGCCTTTTGTTAGAAATTGAACCCCACCAGTTCTACCCACAAAGAGTGATTTAGTTGGGTAGACATCCCCCTTGTTTGAAAGCCCCTGAACTACAACATAGTTACTTTCTCTTGATGCGCGTATATTTTTTATATTCCAGCTTGGCATTATAGTATTACCTCCACATCATCGTAGCTGATTGGTGGTGAGTTTCTTTGAAGGTAGTCATCCATAGATTCACCAACTGGTTTCGTAGGTATGCTAATGGTAGATGTGGTTCTACCAACAGCACTATACTCAACAACCATTATTTTTAGATATTCATCTATTGATACTACATTTATCTCATAATTGACTGACATTCTATATCTCCTTGTTTAAACAATTGCACCAAGTCTTGTGCCTGTACTTACCCATGTTATGTCTGCGTCACCATCAATAGCTCGCCCTGCCGCTCCACCACCACCACCAGCCGTTCCACCAACAGCACCCCAACCACCACCTACACCACCTACACCACCATAAGCGCCAACTACATTGACGAGGCCTCCCGCACCTCCCGTGCGGATGCCTCCCGCACCTCCCGCGCCAGTAGTGCTATACGTTCCCGCCCCGCCAACGCCACCATTGTGTGTCCCTCCTTTAGTTGACACGCCACCAGCACCACCAGAACTATTTGTGTTGCTAGACCTACCACCTCCACCACCTCCACCACCACCACTGCCATTTGCGCCTCCACTAGTGCCACCTCCGCCTCCACCACCACCACCAGCTATTGTTCCTGAAGCATTGTTTATAGAAACGGCTGATGTTACTTTTAAGGCTGTACCTCCAGTTTGTCCATTAGACCCACTAGTAACTGTATCACCAGCACGACCTCCGCCTCCGCCAGCACCACCTCGACCTACAATTACCCCTAAGTTAATTAAGCTAACACCACTATTCCAGGCACCATCTATGGTTAGTGCTGCCGTTGAGTAGCCAGCCGTATTGCCAGAGAGGACAACACCAGAGTCAATCGTAGCAATTACTGCCGATAATTCATTCCACCCAGCAGATAC